CATTATCAGACATCCAGTACGCAGCACCATCAACTTCAACAGCTGCATTTTTACCAATTAATCCACAGTTAGTTCCTACCTGTTCGTAGGCAAAAGTAAAAGGTTGACCAACAAATCTCATGGTAAATAAAGAAGTATCACTCCAAATATAAATTGTGTTCCTACCAAGCTTAGCCCCCATGATCCGTGATCCGGCGGCCAGTCTTTGTGTACCAGCACTATTGGTTGCTGTAGGCGCATAATCATTAATGTTTTCTTGAGAAGAGAATCTTATAAACATGTCGTCCTGTGTAGTTTTATCTCCAATAGTTGTTTCTGTTCCAAAAAATACTAAGTGACGATCGGGAGTTGAGACTAACATGTCTCTAGATGCAGTTGGTGCCCCAGATATAATTGTAGCTCTTGTTGCTGTTGCATTAGATGCGTCTGCGTTCCATTCAAAACATTCACCATTAAATATTAAAGCAATTAATGTACTACCCAAATTATCTAAAGACCACATACCTGGTTCTGCAACTTTATCCGTGGTCGATGCTGCTTGACCCCAAGCTGAGTAAGCACTAAAGTTAGTAACGGTTGCACCATTACTGTGAGAAGCGTTGGCTGTTCCTCTAACGTTTCTAGTAATTCCAGTAAAACTTGTAGATGTAATTCCTGTGTAAGATATCTCCTCATTATCGACTTGAATATAATTTGTTCCTGTGCTTGGAAATCCAGTTGTGCTGGCTACATTGATTGTAGTTCCTGATCCACCAGTTCCAGCAGAGTCAGCATTTAATGCTCCGTTTAAAGTTGTTGTTTGTGGGTTCGTAACTGTTCCTCCAAATTGAGATATACCCCAGCCAAAGACTCCAACCTGTTCAGCGGGTCCTACATGATAATATTGATAGTAAGTTATTCCTCCAGATGTAGTTGCTCCAGCACCTCCTTCATTAGCACCAGCATTAAATTCTAAAGTGGTAGTTGAAGGCACAGCAGTAACCATAAATTTTTTATCGCAAAAAGTTGTAGAAGAAAAATTAGAACCTGTAATAGCAGAGAATGTAGACGCATCACCAAACAATATAATGTCCCCTACAGAAAAATTGTGTGCGCTAGAAAATGTAAGAGTAACGGTTGGTTGTCCGTTAGTTGTGCTAAATGCATTAGTAAGAGCTGTGCCTGATGGATTAACTAAAGGGTGTATATCATAATAAACTCCTCCAGAATATACGTATAAAATTCTGTTAGTTCCTATGGCTGCGTATTTAATACCTTCTTTATTAACCATGTGATGCAATCCCCTTGCAGCACCAGTTAATTTTTTGTCTCCTAATTGAGACCAACCACCTATTTTTTCTGGTGTACCATATCTAAAACGTACATTTTCTCCACCTGTCCATTGAGATTCGGCTCCGGTAGATGTAACTTGTTTGTTGAAACCTGGTAAAAATCCTAATTTTTGTAACATATATATAACCTTATAAAGGAGACAGCGAGGTATGTGGTGTCACTGTCTCCATCATAAAGCTATATCATTTCTTAAACCAAGATGGAAGACCTAAATGTGGTCGTCTATCGAATATGTTTTCTTTAGAACCCGGTGTTTTAGAATCGTTATAATGAAAAAAAACTTGTACACATTCTTTTTTCTTAAACTTTTCTCTCCAGTGTTCTATTTCAATACCTTTATAAACTAACATATCTCCAGGTTTTAAATTTACTTTTATACCTTTAGCTTGACTTACAGCTGTTATACCTTTTTTACCCCCTTGTGCTTCTTGTAATCCAACATTCTCATAAGGACTTAAATATATTGGCCAGTCATCACCACCCAAATTCATAGTAGAAGATATCTCACAACTAAATCTATCTTTATGTCTTTTTAATTCATCACCTTTTTTATAAACTCTTGCGTAAGAATATGCAGGAAATAATTTTAATCCTGTAGCTTTTTCTATTAGCGGTTGACACTTAAGCATTAAAGTTTCCATAGCAATATCAGCATAACAAGAAAAAGTGTTAAGTACTTGTCCCGTCTTTTCATCTTCGTAAGCGCCTAACATTTTTTCAAAAGGAGACATATATCTAGTCTTAAGACAAGTCTCAAATACTTGTTTTTTTACTAAAAGATAATTTAAATTAAAATTTGCTAAATCTTTGTTAATAATGTTTTTAATAATAATGTATTTGTTTTTTTTAAAACTCATTTTATTTAAAAGTAAATATTGCTACCATTCTGTATCCTTTTTTAGGATAAATGTGGTAGTGGGGTTTATTGTCAAAAAATACACCTGTATTTTCTTTAGGTGTTATTTTCTTTATTATTTTATTTTTATCATTTAAAATAATTGTTTTAGAAATAGGGTCTGCATTATTTAAATAAACAATTAATTGTCTATGGTCGTATGGATGATCTTGATGTTGTCTACATTGTTTATATCCATTAGCAAAAGTTAAATTTACACTAATTCTATATAATTCAGTTTGTGTTATTTTTTCTTTTGCACAAAAATCTTGAAAAATATTAATAAAGAAATTAGCCCAATTAGAATTAATACCATTTGAAGGTGCACCAACAGAGTTTCTATTTTCTTTTCTTACTAAAACACAATGTTCAAAAATACAATCATTGTAAATTTCTTTTTTCTTATTAGATTTAGATAATTTTTTATCTTTATATTCTGTATACCAGGTGCCGTTTTTATCTTTAACACTAGCTTTATTAATAGCACTAACTTGTAAGTAAAAAGGAAAAGATATATTATCTATATCTTCTTTAAACTTTTTTAAGTTATTTTTTTTAATTACATTTTTTAAATGTTTTATCATAATGGAAAATAGTTAAAATTAATTACATGTCTAAAATCTGAGTTTTTAGAAATAACACCTCTGTGTTTTACATCACTATCAAATACTACTATTTTATTTTTTTGTGATTTTATAAAAACATTTTTATTGTTTATTTTTAATTCTGTCCCTCCATCACAGTTTTCAAGATACAATATAGCAGTCTTACACAAAAAAGGATAATCACTATGCCATTCGCCTTTTTTATTTTTATAAAAAACACTGGGAAACATGTTAGCTCTAATTTGAACAGCTGCAGCAGCTTCTAGTTTAATTAAAATTGGTAGTATGTATGAACGATAATGATCACTTGTAACATTCATGTCGTTATAAAAAGAATGTGTAAAATAACCTAGATCTATTTTAGAACCTTCAGTCATTGTTTTTTTTCTAAACCAATTAAAATCTTCATGAAATATTAAATCTGTTAGATAATTAAAAAAGTCATCATCTAAAAAATTATTTATTACTTTGTATTTTAATCTATTCATTTTTAGCCATTCCTTTTGGCACTGCCTGTATATTCCAATGTATAAATCTAAAAGGCTCAATACCAAAATCAATTGCATATTCATGTTCTAAAAATCCTGGAAATATAATTAGAGTTCCGGGTTGTGGTATAAAATGAATTAAGTCATTACCATTTTCTATAGTTTTTAATCCAAGTTTCATTTTTAATTTTGTAGCTCTAGCACCGGTTCTTGGTTCATGAAATATTGGAAAAGATGTTTTATCACTACACTTTAAAAAATAAAAACCTGATACGTGTTGATTCCAATGTACATGTGCACTGTGGTGACCACCACCTTTTTTAGCAAACTCTTGTACCCACATCTCACTAAATAATGTTGTGTATTGTGACATGTCATATCCTTGGTGATCTAAATACTCCCAAGACTTTTGACCAATGTAATTTCTAAAATCTAAAAAATCGTTATCAACTGTAAGTGGTGTTGAATGATATGATCTTCCAAAATCACCAAACTTTTTTATATGTGCTTTAGCTTCTGGCGTATTTTTAGCCGCTTTAATATATTTGTTTGAAACTTGGTTTAAAGATTTTACAAACTCTGGTTTTTGTTCTGACCAAATAGTTGTGTTAAAATAATTATTTATGTTCATATTATATATATTCCACCCATCCTGTTATTATGTATTTGTTTTCTTTTGGAGCATTTATACCTTGATGTAAATGTGTCCAATAAGCTGGCCACATATAAAAATCACCAGCCTTGGGTTTAGCAACAAAATTTTGATATATAAATTTAGTTCCACCACCTTTTTTTATATCATTTAAAAATATCATAAAAGCAAATGTTCTTTTTAAATGTTCAGGTAAACCACTATTTTCACAATGTATAATATTGTAATAATTATTTGGTTTGTATTTCATAAGTTGCATAGATGGATTAAGATTCCATTTTCCAATATATTTATCTACATGAGGAAAAGTTTTTTTAAATTTTTTAATACTTTTTATTAATGTCTTTCCTAAACCAAAATAATCTTCTTTGTGCTTGAGCTGTAGATTAATTTCTAAATCATTAAGTTTTTTATCTTCAGCCATTCCTGGTGCAGCAATACTAATGTTTGATTCAAACCAATCGATAAGTTTATTACAAGATTTTTTAGGGTACGCTTTTGGTATGTTATATATAAAATTCATATTATTTAAAAGGCTTTCCTAAATGCCACACAACAAGACTGTATCTTGTACCTGATGTTACTGGTTTAACTCTATGCCAAACAAAAGATGGAAATACAATAATAGATCCCTTAGGCAAAATTTCTTTTGCTTTCCTACAATGTTTAGTTTCATCTCGCATATGTGGATCATAATTTCTAAAATCAAATTCTAATTCACCACCTTTATATTCTGAACCATCTGTTAACTGACAAGTCATAGATAATTTTCTAATCTTACCGTGATCGGGTGTATTGGGTTTATCATAAGGTTTATCCCAACCATCACAATGCCAATCGTAATATTGGTTGTGTTTATATTTTGTAAATTGACAAGATTCAGATCTGTCCCATTCAAAATTCCAACCAGCATCTCTATTAGCTATATGAACATAAGGAAGTATTTCCTTATAAATCCAAGGTTCACTCAACCATACTAAATCAGAATTTCTTTTTCTTTTTAAATTTTTTATTTCTTCTTCGTTTAATTTTTTATTACTATAACTACCAGTTAAACCTCTTACTTCTTTTTTTGATTTAGCATATGCTATAACATCATCACAAAATCGTGGTGTTAATGCAGATTTAAAATACCAATAGTAATTATATATATTCATAAGTTATTGTCTGTACAAAATTTAATGAATCTTTTTGATTGTTGGTTATGTAATACGTTTGAGTGGAAGGAAACATGATAAATTTATTATTTGAAAGAGGTATATTCCACGATTTTCCTTTACGTCTGTTATCATCGTAATAAATTCTAACAGAACAATTTTCAACTTTAGAACCGTAAAGTAATGTAAAATCTGCAGAGTTTGCTAAATCTACTGGATTAACATTAAGTAATGGAATTGTATTTTCATTAGGTTTGTAAATATCTCCCCACGTGTCTTTATTTATTAAAGAAATATTATACTTAAGATAAATGTGTTCTCTTATGTACGTAGATAACTTATCCCATGTTTTAGAAAAAATAAATTTTTTATTATTAAAACTACATTGTAAAGTATCATGGGCTAGAGCGTTGCCATCTATTTCCCAATTTTTTGGCATAGAAACATCGCCATAATATAAACTTATCTCTGATAATACTTTCTTTTGCATACCTAGATGTAATATATACACCTAGCATTTATAATGTCAATATGATTAACTTTCCGGAGGAATGTAACCTACGTCGGTTAAATCCCAATTTTGATTATCTTCGTTCCAAAAATACATCCATCTATTAGTTGTGGCTGCGTTTTGATTTTTTTGTTCTTCTGTTAATTCAGGAGCATCACCTATTGGTGATTTCCAAGTTGCAGTTGCAATATCTTGTACCCAAGATGCGTAGGGCTTAGGACCCCAAAAAATTTGATTTACAACATCCCAAGTAAAACCTATTCCTGCATGATTTCCTCTAAATGGAGTTCCCCCCAAACGGTGTACGTTAGCAATAGTATTGTATGAAGTTTGAATCCATTTATCTGCAGGCCAATTATTATGTTTTTCTAAATATTGTTGTCCTATTGATTCTTCCTCAACACCATCAGCATTTTCCATATCTTTGTTGTCTAGTACTAATACTGTTAAAACTAAATTGTCGTCATTTATTTTTGCAAAACGTGCCATAATATTATTCCTGAAATTTGTACCTTAATATAACTAAACCAGATCCACCAGTTCCAATACTTACTGATCCAGATCCTGCTAGTCCCGCAGCACCACCACCGCCTGAACCTGTATTAGCTGTTCCTGATCCACTAGGGTTACCTACTGGTCCTCCTGGTCCGCCGCCACCGGCGCCACCAGATCCACCTGGTTGTCCAACATAACCGCCGCCGCCACCGCCGCCGCCTCTTTGAACCGGACTACCATTAAATGAAGTTGTTGCTCCAGCACCACC